GATTGTCAATTACAAACTCGCTGCCAACATCAATAAGCTGTGCAGTTTCTTTTGAGTCTGCAAATGTAGCGCGTTTCGCCGGCTGTCCTTTTTTGATTTCTTCTACGGTGCTGATCCCAGACATATCAATAATGCTAGTTGCTTTATAGTTCGATACGTCACCAACAGAACACCACTGCGACCAAGTTACATCTGCCATCGAGAAAGCTTTTGCAGCAATTTTTTCAACACCACCAGCAAGTGCATAAGCAAAGTCATCGCTTGTGTGACCGGCAAACGATCTCTTTGTTACACTGTCAATAACTTTTCTCGAATCCATGCGTGAGGTGTCAACGCCTGAATTGGCAAGGCAAACGCGGGCAAAATCAGAAAAACGATAATTAAAATATCCGCTTTTCCTGACCTCTTCGATTTTCGCCTTATCAAAACCTGTTTTTTCGGCAGGCAAAGTTCTAAGCACAAGCACATCGCTCATGATTTCGCGTGTCTTGTCTGTTTGGTCAACTTCTACCTTTGCCCTCTGTACTGGCTCTGATTTTGGTTTTTCCAAAAGAGCGGCACGTACAGATGCAATATCTGCGTTTTCTTTGATAAATGCAAGCGCGCGCTCTGGCGTTCCTGCAATCTCACAAAGTTCGATTATCTCTTTTGTGTTGTCAACAATGCTTTCTTTTCTCTCTACCGTGTTGACTTCCGGTATCTGAACATGTTTTTCCTCTGTTCTTTCTTTTTCTCCGTTCATATCATTTTCTCCTTTGTTAAGTGAACGATTTTCGTTTATTATTTTTTTCTCGCTTCTTAGTTTTGCATATACATCGGCTCCAATTGGTGTCAGCGAACCCTCTTTCATTTCAGTTCTCGTTGATACGTTTACTGGTCCCGTGTATTTTCTTCCATCCGTATGAGTAAATTCTGCACCTTCTTCCACGTAAACATTGTGCGGAATGTAGCCGATTGATATATCTGTTAGATGCCCTTCCCTGGCTTTTACCAAAGCTTCTTCCGCATCCGCCGTCTTGGAAAAAAACAATCGACCGATTATACGACCGCTTTCTTTCCTGATATTACGTATCGAACCAAGTTGATTTTTAACACTGTTTCGATTATGGCTATCAAGCAATGGTATTTGTTCCGGGTACTCAAATCCGTCAACTAACAGGATTTCATCTACGTAATCCCAGCGATTCCAATCAAAGGTTTTAACTCTGTTTTCGGTAGTTAAAACACCTTCAATACTTCTTGTCGTTTCGTCAAAAGTCTCGGGTGTAAGTCCGAAAGCCCTTGAAACAAGTCCAAGCGATTCTATGCGATTTTCATTTTTTTGTTTTCCCATATTTGCTACTCCTATTATTCTAACCGTTGCGCTTCGTCCCCTGCGACTGAGCCTATTGAACCACCTACGTTCATAACCTTTGTATCTTTAGGATAGAGTTCAATACCTTGCTCAGTTGCTATTTTTCTATGTTCACCAAGCTTCTTGATGTGTTCCTCTGGATCGACTCCATCCAGCAGTTCATCTATACTGTAAAGCTTAGAATTAAATTTAATCATATCTGCTTGAGCATCTTGCAAAGGTTGCATATACTCATAAGGCTGGAAACTTGCTTCAAACTGCATGTATAAATCTGGATTGTTGACAAAATCAGTAGCCTTAACATGACCTTTTAGTACGCAATCCTTTACAAATATCTCTACAATAGGCTTGATAATATCTGATATTAGCAAACTATCCTGTATGATAGCACATTGTCTTCTTACATCAAGCTCACCCATGCGCTGTGAAGAAAAATTTCCCTTGCTATAATCCTTGGTTGTTTTGGCATACGATATATTTATTGCGCTTGTCGTTATCTCAATAACTTTGTCAATAAATGCAGTAAAAGCACCTCCGGGGCGCGAAGGGTCAATTACTTTTATGTCATCCGCAGAAGGTATGCCGATTATCGTTGCCGGTGCAAGCTTTTGAGAAACACCAGCAGTTGTATCTTGTATTGTAGAGCCTCCAGTTCCAAATATTGCACTTCTTCCTCCAATCTGTCCAGTTCCCGACTTGTAAACAACAGACAAGCAAGATTGCACTTCAAGGCTCATTAACTCACTTGCAAAAGCTCTATTAGCAGACCATAACATATCTAAAACAGGAGCAAGCCAAGGTTCACCGCGCACTTGTCCGGGTCTATCTTCAAGATAAGAGTGAATAATTTCTTCCGCGCTTATTTTCTTTTCATTTTTCTTTTTCTTGGAAGATATGTCATCCGTTACAAGGTAGTAGCTTTTCGGTTTCCAATCTTTATCAAACTCTATTCCGCCTATAATAACGTCAGTGTTTTTAGTATGGTCTATTAAATCACTGTCTATACTTGACAAGCGCAACTGACAAATTGGATCATCTCTGTAAAGCTTTTGGATAAAATATTCTCCGGTAACCATGTATTGTTCACAAGCTTGCCTGATAAACTGGTTAAGTGTTTTCTTACCGCGTAAATCACACCTATTTGCCCATATTTTGAATAACCGATTAAGAACTTTATTTACCTCTGTTAGTGGTGTTCCTTCTTTATCTGTTGCCCTGAATTGTACGGTAACAAATTTACCAACAGTAGCCGCAACGAAAGCCTTGACGGCGGCTCTGGTAATTGGGGAGTTCATATAAAGGTATCTTGATATTTTTCTTATCTTTGCAATATCACCAGATGAAATAAGTTCCTGTGCTGCATTGCCGTCTGTTATTTTTTTGTTCTTAGTAAATCTGTTAGGCTTTGCACCGTCATAAGTTCTTGCTGATTCCTGTATTCTTTTTAGTGTCTCGGACGCATAAAATCGCTTGACAGCAGTAGCAGGAGAAATAAAACTAAGCAATCTTGTAATAACATCCATTACTCGTAATCCATTTCTACTTTCATTCCGAAACCATATGTTTCTATCGCATCAAGAGCTGCATTATTTTTTGCAATGGTTTGAATTGATGCAATCTCTCGCATATCACGGTACTCAATCGATTTCCCGTCTGCAAGAGTAACCTTTTTTTGCAAAAGGTCAAAACGTGAATTGGTTATTTGAGTATTGAGATTCTCATTTATTTTATCCCAGTCAAGTGACATATAGTACACCCCTATTGTTGATATACTATATGTAAATCAATAACAATAATTTACAGGATAAAATCTATACTGGATTTACTTACAGTCTGTTTTGTTCTATGTTTTTTAGTGCTTTATTAATCCTATCGGACAAAGTGAGCCGGTCTATTTCGTCGGCAAGATATTCTATTTGTTTTTTTTGTTCTTCAATTTTACTTATTAAAGAGTTTATATATAAGTTGTCTTGAGTTTCTTGAGATATTGGCAGATTAACAAATGTCACTTTACTATATGGTTTTCCTAAAAGCACTGAATTTGATATTTTCGAGATTTCTTTTTTTATTTCATCAATTTGGCTTTGATCTAATTGTTTGCTGTGATCGATACGAGACATATTTTTACCCCTTTATTTGTAGATAAATTCTTTAGTTTGTTTACAGTCTCTACATTTTTGATAAAATACTTTTCCAATTGTCTTTCTAACATATACGTTGTAAGAATTACAGACAGGACATCTCTTGCGAAAATAAACAAACCGACCTTCACTAATCGGTACATCCGGATATTCAATTTTAACTGGTCTTGTTTTTAGTTCCAATAGTCGCTCCCATCGATAATAAAATCATTATCCGACTCTTGATTTACAACACTCCTCACAATAGGCTGCGATACGGTCTCTTGACCTGACAAAGAGCGCCAGTCACACATATCAGCAATAGCCGCGCTTATCTTTTCAGCATCAAAGTAATGGTTCCCGACAACTTTATCAATGACTTTCCACACGTATGTTGCGTTACCTCTTGCATCGGTTTTCTCAATTAATGCTTCCGCCGTCAAGCTCCTGATATAAGTTTCCGAAACATCTGACGGAATTTCAAACGACTCAGGGCTACCCGCTGGAATGGAATATTTACTTGTTACGTAGTCTTTCCAAACTCCATCGTTAATATTCCATAATCCGATTCCACCCTCAATGATTTTGCCATCGGCACCGCTTCTTTCAATCTGTGTAACATAATACGGTATCCCTTTGGGCTGCCCCTTTATACACCGGACGCGTTCCCCGTATTTATGATTCATCCTAATTGCCCATGTGTAAACATTATACGACTGGTAACCACTATCTATTCCACAAACTGCAACTGGCTTATCTCCCCATACGGTTTGCAATACGTGCGCTTCAATACTATCAAAAGCAATATTGTCAACAGAGGTATAGTTTATGATTCCG